GTTGCCAGATTCAGCACTTACTGAGCTATCGGGGCTGTTATTGAGGTTAAGTATCTGGCTCTTAATCAATCCGTAGGTTTGTGGGAAGTTGGAGAGTGCAGACGTGTTAATAGATACAGGTTCGACATCGTTTTGTGGTGAGTCGCCCATATCCCATATTGCGTTAGGAATAAACTTGATACCGCCCTGTGGTAGGTTGCCACGCTTTTTGAGTGGTGGGTTATACATTAAGGCTTGCATGTACTGGAACGCTTGTGTATGTGAATCTAGTAGGTTCTGCATACCGCCAGATAGTTCAATAATTCCCCTACCTAGTGGGTTAGCTAAGTCTAGGTTGTAGTAAAGGAAGTGTATCGGTATAACGCCTCTGGGGTCTGGGTTCTTCTTGCGTCGTACTACTTTGCCGTCATGGGTAAACGAATAGAATGTTGCGTCTTTGCCCTTTTGAAAAGCGTGGATAATACGAATACCGTCATCTTCTACTCGTGATGAATTATCACGTTCATTTGGGGTCTTCTTGTCATCGTCTTTGGATTCTTTTTTGCGTTTTACTTCTTTAAGAGCGTTTATGTCCCATTCGCCTTTATAGTCGGGGTTTTCTTTCTTGTAGGCGGTTTCACGATCAATAATGAAGTCTATATCAAGTTCCTGATACCAGCCCTCTAAGAAGATAAAGTTAGATTCTTTGTCGCTTATCTTGCCTTTTTGCAAATAGACATGCGTAATGTATGGAATCTTAAAGTTAGCACCCTCGTAGTCTTCGTAGTTATCAAAATAAACATAGGCAGGGCATGAGCCATAGGTAAGAGAGTTAGTAATCGCTCGCCACGACTTTTGAATAACGTCAGCCTGGCAATTAGCGTGAGGTATAATGTCTCCGGTTAGCTTCCAGCTAGCGTACACATCAAACCACTCACCCATTGAGGTTTCTACTACGCCTGTTGGGACTTGCTGTACTACCCTTTTAGGGGTTTCACTTACAATTGAAGCTAGTGTGCCGTCAGTAACTTTAGGGTAGGCTTTGTCTATGTTTGGGTGGGGCTTGTTGCGCCCAATTCGTTCATACTCTTTTAACGGCTCGTGTATAGCCGTCATTACCTTTTCAGAATCTTTGAAGTTTTGTTGTAAATTGTCTTCGGTCAAATAGAAGAAAGCCACATTTGCACCAATATCTGTCGAAGATTATCGGTGCTTCCGTGGCTTCGTTACTTATAATTATACTACTTTAGTCGTACTAGCGCAACCTTTCACGCCATATCTTAACAACGTACCAGCCCTCGCCACCATCGGCTCTCGGTTCAACTCTAACTTCATATTCTTTTAGGTAAGAGTTGGCTAACTTGACATACTCGGCTAGTTCTTCGGTTTTGTTAGTAACCAGTACTCGTTTTTCAAAGTGCTGATAGCTTGCGTATTTTGTACCGTGCTTAAAGCGGTCTTCTATCACTGTGTCACCCTCCACTGTTATTATTTTGCCGTAGTTGAGTTTCATATCATACAAGAGCTATTTGCTCTACCTTATTTTGTACTAGCTCGCCATTTGGGGTACTAGCAGGTTTATTATTTGTCGTATGTGATATATTTGTCCAGTATTCTATTCGTGCTTTGGCTATCTCAACGTACTCAGGCGATAGTTCACAGGCTGACCAATTAGTGAATCCAGCCCGTAAGCCGCCTATAATCTCTGAACCTGCACCACCAAAAGGATAGATGATACGTTGGTCGTTAGGTGTTTTGAATAGTTTAAGGACTTTTTCGTTAAGGACTATTGGTTTGAGGGTTGGATGTGTGTTCTTGTAGTCTACTTTGCCGTCTGGTCGTATGATTATATCTGAACCTAGAGCGTAAGGAGGGTCTGAATAGTTAATATCCACACTGAGGTCTGGTTGCTCTTTAAGAAAGGCTAGTGAGTCTTGTTGCTTAATCATCAGTAAAACAAGCTCCCCATGTTGCCAGTGGTGTCATGCCGTGCCTTGCGTACTTCTTGAGGGTTTTCGGTTTGGTACATCTGCCATGCTATGGCTAGGCTCATAACTAAATCATCGTGAGCTGATTGCTCGGCTTCTGGTCTGCCGTTCGGTTTGATGATGAATGAAAACATCTCTGATATGGTTGGCTTGTCGTAAATTCTAATAAGTTTGTTATCAATTGCTTCTTTTAAGAGTTGTAAGATAGCTGGTCTGGTGGCTGAGTTAGTATTAAAGCCGTACTTCTCGGTTGTTTCTAGCCCGTCTGTCGTGCCTAAACTCTTTTGTAGGTACATTATCCAGCGACCATCTCGATTAAGCGTTGCAAGGCGTTGTAGCTCGAATACACCACCGTTATTTGTTTCATAAGCTACCACTGGTTTCACGCCTGTTTCTTTGTGTATTCTCTCAAGTTCTAAAGCGATAAGTGGGGTCATCTCGGTAGCCGTGACCTTTGAGTGATACACGGTGGGTACATCTAGTTTAGATTTGGATAAGAACTGAGCGCAGGAGAAGTCATTTCCTCCAGAGCTAGTATCTGCAGCACAGATTATATACTCGCCTGATTGGTAGTGTCGGTAGCGCCTAAACATTGATCGGCTCTTTCGTTAGTCTGTCATATTCTCTAAGTGCTTCTAGGCTGAAATAAACCTGTCCTGATGTTTGAAACGCCTCAAGTGCGGTATCGGGGAACTCCTGCAAGTAATCGGATTCAGTAATAGCCTGACGACGTTTTACTTCTAATTCTTCGGGTGAATAAAACTCTTTAGCAGGAAAGAATATAGGTAAGTACTCTTTGTTACCCATTACGGCTTCATCCCAAAGTGTTTTAAACTCGTTATATCCGTTTGCAGTTGTTTCTAAGATGTATCTACCACCAGGAACAACAGCGTTACCAGCCCCCTTGAGTATCTTGGATAGATTAGGATAAAAGGCCGCTTCTGATAGGTGAAGATTGGTTATAGTCTTTGAACGCCCGAACTCTGTTGCTTTGGCTGTACCTATTGTGTATCTTCCGTTGGTAGCCTGATTATATAGTTCACTCTTAGAGTTGTATTTAAGGGGTACTTTGGTGTTGTTTATCTGTTCGTAGCTTCTAATATAATGTTTTACTCTGTCTAGTAGTTCTTGGGCGTTTTCTTCTATGTCTGCGACTACAACACATCTTGCGTTTTCTTTTAAGATAAAATCAGTAGTGAATACTGCCAATATCAAACTAGAAAACCCCTGTTGTCGTGCTTTTAAGATGATGTCTTGACCGCTTGCTTCTTTGGCGTATCGCTCTTGTACTGGGTTAGGGGTAAATGGTACTTCTTCGCCTCTTTTGTCTATGATAGTAAAGTTATCTCTGATAAATGGTAGATAGTTTACTATTGGCTTCATAGGTCGTACTTATCTTTTTGGGTTATCTGAATATTGTTGAATTGAATGTTGGGTGAATGGTCGCCATTTGGTAGTGCACGGTTAAGCCATTCTTTGGATGCATCAAGCTGTACTTTCTCGTCATTTGCGCTTATGGCCAGCTTATGGACATTTTTTACAATTTGTTTAGTTTGTTCATAACCGAATAAATCTAGTAGTGCTTCTTGCACTTTTGGGGTTTTCCTTAGTTGCGATGCCTGAACATCTACTACAGCATTACTGCCTTTTGTATCATAAGCCTCTTTGTATGCAACCCTCTGCTTTTTTCCGTCTGCAATACCTTTAACAAACTTTGTTTGTTTGGTTGATAGTATCGGCTTTTTGACGTTTTTCTGATCGGGCATCGTTTCTCCTTTTATTCACACAGAAGATGGTCAAGAAGCTAAAGAGATTTTTTATTTTCTGAGCACATAAACAAGTTAATAACCTTAAAATGATGTAGCGGTAGGCTTCTGACCATACGCAAAGAACAAAGTCACCACTTAGGTTTGTGATGGCTTCTTCTCTATGAATAAATTGGTCACTTTCGTGACAAAGAGTTGTGCGATTGTTCTGTCTGTATTATACCACGGCTCTACCCTGTTTGTCTACAGGGCAGCGCCACAGACAATACATACTTGATCGTTGTTTGGTAGGTGCTTTTTGTTTACTGCGAAGAATCCACAAGTCATTCTTCTATTACTCCCATCGTAAAGCTAGCTAAATCAATGATTATATAACTAGGTACGTCTTTGGTAAGTTCTTCCCATTCTTTTGGGTTATCAGTGTAGATGGTTATTTCGCTCATACTCCCTCACAATCATGGCTACCGTATAAGGTCTTATGACAAAAGGGGCAAGTGTATATGTCATCCATTATAACTTCCTATCTGGTAACTCTATTGCTTCATCTAGGTTGTATACATCTAGTCCACTACCACAATATACACAAGCATATATTTCTTTAGTAACGAGTTTTAACACTGGTTGGGGTAATGGTATAGTTTCATTTTTAAGATATATGTAATCATGTTCAGGACATTCGTCTATTAGTTTTTGCATTAAAATACTCCTTTAGTTTATCTCGCATGTCGCTTAATGCTTCGTTATAGCCCTGCACAGTGTCAGGGTTAGTATATGCTTCTTGTTGATTCCAGGTTGTATCTTCTCCTATCAGCTCTAGCATATCTTTATAGAGGGCTTGCTTAAACTCTGCTATTTTAGCCTTTCCCTCTCGCTCATATCTCTGCTCGCTTTCTTTGCTTGTTGCATAATCTGACATCAGGTATTCATAACCCCAGTCTTGCTTATCTAATAAATCGTCTATAGCCATGTTATTGCTCCTTATCATTAGTGAGTCCATCCAAGTGGTTTAGGCTCTCCATTATCATCTTTTCAATCTGCCACATATGCAAATGTAAATCTTCGGCAGCACCTACTTCTTTTGGTGGGTTTACAAATATATCAATCAAACCCTCTGCATATACTTGTATTG